TGATAATATATTAAATAACTGGAGAGTTACAAAAACATGTTTACGATTAGGTAGTAGGATTATTGGTAAATGTATGATGGGCTCAACTTCAAACGCATTAGACAAAGGTGGAGACAATTTTAAGAAACTATATAACGCATCAGATGTCACCAAGAGAAATAGAAATGGCCAAACGAAGTCTGGTTTATATTCTCTGTTTATCCCAATGGAATGGAACTACGAAGGATTTATTGATGAGTATGGAATTCCAGTTTTTGATACACCAGACCACGATGTGTTCGGCCCAGATGAAGAATTAATAGACATAGGTATTATAGGACATTGGCAAAATGAAGCCGATGGTTTAAAAGGAGATCATGACGCATTAAATGAATTCTATAGACAATTCCCTAAAACCACTGAACATGCTTTTAGAGATGAGGCAAAAGGTAGTATCTTTAATTTAGTCAAAATATACGAACAGATAGACTACAACGAAGAAATGTCTAGAACCCTTGGAATCACTAAGGGTAATTTCCAATGGGTGAATGGAATAAAAGATTCACAAGTTATATTCTATCCAGATCAGAACGGTAGATTTAAAGTCAGTTGGGTTCCAAAAACTGGATTACAAAATAGAGTGGTACTTAAAAATGGTATTAAATATCCTGGTAATGAACATATGGGAGCATTTGGTTGTGACTCCTATGACATATCAGGGACCGTAGATGGAGAAGGATCTAAAGGAGCATTACATGGTCTTACTAGATTCAGCATGGAGGATGCCCCGGCTAATAGCTTTTTTTTAGAATACTTATCAAGACCACCTACGGCTGAAATATTCTTTGAAGACGTTTTAATGGCTTTAGTATTTTATGGTATGCCAATATTAGCAGAGAATAACAAACCTAGATTACTATATTATCTTAGAAGAAGAGGTTATAGAGGGTTTAGTATGAACAGGCCAGACAAAATATGGAACAAATTGTCTGTAGCAGAAAAAGAAGTTGGAGGAATCCCTAACTCTAGCGAAGATATAAAACAAGCCCACGCAGCGGCTATTGAAATGTATATTCAAGATCACGTGGGTATGAAGCAAGATGGGACATTTGGAGATTTATACTTTAACAATCTATTAAATGATTGGTCTAGATTTGATATAAATAAACGTACAAAGTTTGATGCGTCTATTAGTTCAGGTTTAGCAATTATGGCAAACAATAGGCATTTATATGCTCCAAATGCAAAAGTAGAAAAACCGAAATTAAACATACATATTTCCAAGTATAAAAATACAGGGAGTAATTCACAAATAATCAAATAATAAATATGGCAGAGTCTGGCATTAAAAGTTATTTCCCAAGTCAAACCGTAAGCGATACTGAAAAGCTTAGTGAAGAATACGGTTTAAAAGTGGCTAAAGCTATTGAGACTGAATGGTTTAATAATGATAGAAGTCTTAATAGGTATACAACTAATCATAATAATTTTCATAAATTAAGATTGTACGCTAGAGGCGAGCAATCTATTCAAAAATATAAGGATGAGTTATCAATTAACGGTGATTTGTCCTATCTTAATTTAGATTGGACACCAGTTCCAATAATTTCTAAATTTGTAGATATAGTTGTTAATGGTATCGCGGAAAGAACATATGATATAAAGGCTTATTCTCAAGATCCTTTTGGGGTTAAAGAAAGAACTAAGTATATGGAATCTGTACTTAATGATATGCAACTCCAAGTATTTGATCAACAAGTTACAGAAGCTACTGGTATTAATGCGAGGGAGAATACAGATATGGAGTTACCAGAGTCAAGTGAAGAGTTACAACTTCATATGCAGTTAACTTACAAGCAATCCATAGAATTAGCAGAAGAACAAGCTTTAAATACTCTTTTTGAAGGTAATAAATATGAACTTATAAAGAAACAGTTTTATTATGATTTAACTGTTCTAGGTATAGGTGCAGCAAAAACATCATTTAATACATCAGAAGGAGTTGTTATCGATTATGTTGATCCCGCAAATCTTGTATATTCATATACTGATTCTCCTTATTTTGAAGATATATATTACGTAGGTGAAGTAAAATCTATTCCAGTAAATGAATTAATTAAACAATTTCCTGATTTATCTCAAGGAGAACTTGAAGATATAATGAAAAACAAATCGTTTAATAGGAATAATAATACTACAAGATATTCTATAGATAAAGAAGATAACAACACGATCCAAGTCTTATACTTTAATTATAAAACTTACATGAATGAAGTTTATAAGATGAAAGAAACTGGAACTGGAGCTGACAAAATCATATCTAAAGATGATAAATTTAATCCACCTAAAAATATGGAAGGTGGATATTCTAAATTGTCAAAATCTATAGAATGTTTATATGATGGTGCTATAGTTCTTGGTACAGATACATTACTTAGATGGGAGATGGCAAAAAATATGATGCGTCCTAAAAGTGATTTTACAAAAGTTAAGATGAATTATGCTATTGTTGCACCTAGAATGTATAATGGTAAAATTGAATCGTTAGTTGGTAGAATTACTAGTTTTGCTGATATGATTCAGTTAACACATTTGAAATTACAACAAGTAATGTCAAGATTAACACCAGATGGCGTTTATTTAGATGCAGACGGTTTAGCTGAAATAGATTTAGGTAATGGAACTAACTATAATCCACAAGAAGCTTTAAACATGTTCTTCCAAACTGGTAGTGTTATAGGTAGATCGTTTACTAGTGACGGTGATTTAAATCCTGGCAAAGTACCTATTCAAGAAATACAATCAGGATCTGGAGGACAAAAAATGCAAAGTTTAATAGGTACTTATAATTATTATTTACAAATGATTAGGGATGTCACTGGATTAAACGAAGCTAGAGATGGTAGTATGCCAGATAAAAACGCTTTAGTTGGTGTTCAAAAACTTGCCGCAGCAAATTCTAACACCGCTACAAGACATATATTACAATCTGGATTATTTTTAACTGCAGAAATCGCAGAATGTTTATCACTTAGAATATCTGATATTATAGAATATTCCCCCACTAAAGATGCTTTTATCCAAGCTATTGGAGCACATAATGTAGCAACATTAGATGAAATGAAAAATTTACATTTATATGATTTTGGTATATTTATAGAATTACAACCAGATGAAGAAGAAAAGCAATTGTTAGAGAATAATATCCAAATGGCATTGCAGCAACAAAATATAGAACTTGAAGACGCTATTGATCTTAGAGAAATTAAGAATATTAAACTTGCTAATCAACTTTTAAAAATACGTAGAAAAAGAAAAGAAGAAACTGATAGGCAATTACAACTCGAAAATATTAGAGCCCAAACAGAATCTAATACCCAAGCGGCTCAAGCTGCTGCTCAGGTGGAAATGCAAAAAAATCAAGCCAAAACTCAAGCTGAAGGTCAGTTAGAACAAATGAAAGCACAAATTGATTCTCAAAAAATGCAACAAGAAGTTATGCATAAAAAAGATTTAATGGCTTTAGAATTTCAATACAACATGCAACTTAAAGGAATTGAGGTTGACGGTGTGAAGGAAAGAGAAAGACAAAAAGAAGATCGTAAAGACGAAAGAACAAAAATACAAGCAACACAACAATCAGAGATGATTGAACAAAGAAATAGTGGCAAGCCACCTAAAAACTTTGAATCCGCAGGTAATGATATACTAGGTGGTGGATTTGATTTAGGTGCATTTGACCCTAGATAAACTTTTTATTAATTATTATTATATTATATTATGGAAGAAAAAGATGAACAAGTAGTTGAAGAAACTACACAAGAATCAACTGAACAAGTTGATGAAAACAAATTTGAAAGCGCTGGAGATGATAGCGTAACTAAAGTAGATTTAAGTAAACCACCAAAAGAAAAAGAAGATGAACAACCAGTTGATGACACAGAAACCGAGAATGTTCAAGAAGAGGTTATTGAAGAAACGACTAGTAAAGAAGAGGTTGTTAACGAATCTACAGAAGAAGATACTGAAACACCTGTTTTAGAAGAAATTACAGAAGAAGAAACAGTTGAAGAATTAGAAGAGCAAGTTGAAGAAGCTGTTGCTGAAGCTGAAGCCACTGGAAAACCAATTCCTGAAAATATCCAAAAACTAATGGATTTTATGGAAGAAACCGGTGGTGATTTAAATGATTATGTTAAACTTAATCAAGATTATAGTAAGTTAGAAGATAACGATTTACTATATGAATATTATAAACAAACAAAACCTCATTTAAACACAGAAGAAATTAACTTCCTTATGGAAGACACATTCTCTTACGACGAAGATATGGACGAAGAAAGAGATATACGTAGAAAGAAATTAGCGTTAAAAGAGCAAGTTGCCAGCGCTAAAGCCCATCTGGACGGGCAAAAGTCCAAATACTATGAAGAT